GGATTACAATCCAATTCTGGATACGATATTAAGACAGCGAGAAGATCGTTAAACATTCTTTTTCAAGAATGGGCTAATAGAGGTTTGCATTATTGGGAAGTAAAAAACAACTCAATAACTTTAGTAAATGGTCAAGCAACTTATACAATGTTTCGTTCAACAAGTGATGGCACGTCCGATGCGACTGCTGTATACGGTGTTGACGACGTATTGGAGTCTGCTTATAGGAATGCATCTAACGTCGATTTTCCTTTAACGAAAATCAATAGATCAGCCTATCAAGCACTCTCAAACAAAACAGAGACAGGAACACCTACACAATATTTTGTACAAAGATTTATTGATAAGGTAACTATAACTTTATATTTAACTCCAGGTTCTTCTGAAGCTGGTAATTTTATTAATTTTTATTATGTAAGTAGAATTCAAGATGCAGGAATTTATACAAATGCAACTGATGTACCATACAGATTTGTTCCGTGTATGTGTGCAGGTTTAGCTTATTATCTTGCTATAAAAAGAGCACCACAAAGAGTTCAAGAATTAAAATTATTATACGAAGATGAATTACAAAGAGCATTAGCTGAAGATGGTTCTTCATCAAGTACTTTCATAACCCCTAAAACTTATTATCCAAATGTCTAATACTGCTTCAGGAAAATTTGCTAAATTTATTTCAGATCGTTCTGGAATGGAATTTCCATATAAAGAAATGGTTAGAGAATGGAATGGTTCAAGAGTTCATATTTCTGAGTTTGAACCAAAGCAACCACAACTACAACCAACAAGATTTACAGCTGACCCACAAGGTTTAATGAATGCAAGACCTGCAAGAACAGAATTTCCTACAACAGATTTATTACCAGAAAATCCTTTTTCAACAATTAATACATCTACTGTTGTAACTGTATCAGAACCAAATAGCGGAAGACAAACTGGTGATATAGTAAGATTTTATGATGTAAAAAATAGAGTTGGTGGAGTAAATCAATCTGTTTTTGAATTACAAACAACACTATCATCAAATATTAATTCTACTGCAACATCTATTGCAGCTGCAGATACCTCTGCTTTTCCTAGCGCAGGATTTATAATTATTGAAAAAATTAATCCTACAACTTTACTTTATCAAAACGAAGTAATTCAATACACGGGTAATGCAGGAAATACTTTTACGGGATGCACTCGGGGAACAAATGCAAAAACTAGAGGTGTTGCTCCAAAAAATACGACAGCGACATCTCATAGTTCAGGTGCAAATATTCGTGGTGGTTATTCAATAACTATGATATCTTCAACGGTACCTAACCCAGGTGTTCCAGCTACGATTACTAAAAATGATAGCTACAAATTTAGTTTAGTTACTGCAGCATCAGGTACAGAAACAGGAGGAGGATTGAACGTTTCGGCTGGACCGATCAACGATCAAACAAACGTATGACGTATGCAGAATTAGTAACAAAGATTAGAGACTACACTGAAGTTGATTCAAATGTATTTACTTCAACTATTGTAAATGGTTTCATAAGTGATGCTGAATTTAGAATTTTACGAGATGTAGATTCAGATAATAATAGAAGATATGCACAAGCAGATATCATCGCAGGTCAAAGATATGTTAACACACCTTTGATAAATGATGAAACATTAGTCATTAGATCTGCGCAAATCACTAACTCAACAGGTGGTGCAGATAATTCTAGTCGCGCGTTTCTAGAATATAGAGGCACAAACTTCATATCTGAGTTTAATCCTACTGGGACTCAAGGTCTTCCAAAATATTACGGTTACTGGGACGAAAACACGATTGTGCTAGCTCCAACGCCAGATCAAAATTATAACATGCAGATAAATTATATCTTGAAACCTACCGGATTATCTAGTACAAATACAACTTCATACTTAAGTAACGAATTTCCTAACGGACTTTTGTATGCTTGCCTAGTGGAGGCTTATGGGTTCCTTAAAGGACCAAACGATATGATCCAATTCTACGAAGGAAAATATCAACAAGCACTCCAAGGATTTACCGTAGAACAAATGGGAAGACGAAGACGAGATGAATATACAAGCGGTTCACCTCGGCTTCCAAAAACACAATAAGGAGTATAAAATATGGCTATTACACAAGCAGTTTGTAATTCGTTTAAGAAGGAACTTTTAGAAGGTGACCATGAGTTTCAATTCTCAGGTGGTGACACTTTTAAATTAGCTTTGTTTATCTCTACTGCAACGTTAAACTCATCAACTGTTGGTTATTCAACTTCAGGCGAAGTTAGTAACTCTGGTACATACACAGCAGGTGGTGGGACGCTAGTAAAACCAAATCCAAGCACATCAGTTGCATCAGGTGTTGCAATTGTTGATTTTAACGATTTGTCTTTTACCGGTGTAACGATTACAGCTAGAGGTGCTTTAATTTACAACACAACAATGGGTGGTGGTACAAACACTACTGATGCTGTTGCAGTTTTAAATTTTGGTGCAGACAAAACAGCAACTTCTGGAACATTTACTATTCAGTTTCCGGCTTTCACAACTTCAGCAGCGATTCTTAGAATTGGTAACGCGTAATAGGAGGTCTTTCCTATTATGTCGAATGCTTGGGGTCAACTAAGTTGGAACAGCGGACTTTGGGGTCAACAAAGTGACGCCATAGCTGCGCCTACTGGTTTGGGTTTAAACTCAGGCTTAGGTTCTGCAGCAGGCTTTCCTTTTCCAGGTTGGGGTTCATTAAGTTGGAACTCTGGTCAATGGGGTAATGTTCAAAATTTCAATGTCATACCAACTGGTCAACAATTAAATGTTAGTCCAGGTTCTGTTGCTATATCCGGTGAAATAAATGCTGGATGGGGCGGTGAAGCTTGGGGTGAAAATGGTTGGGGTATTCAAGGTGACGTTCTAGTTACCGGTTTAGGTTTAAATGTTGGTATAGGTACAGGAACAGTACAAGTCGATGTAGAAAATAATATAACAGGTCAACAATTAAATTTATCAATTGGTACAGCTACTGCAGTTGGATTAGCAGAAGTTGATGTAACAGGAATTGGATTAAATGTTGGTTTAGGAACTGTTGATGCAGCTCCAGATGCAATGACATCAGGTCAACAATTAAATATTGGTGTTGGTACAGTTGTTGCACAAAACGAACAAGGTTGGGGCCGTGATGATTGGGGTGTAGAAGTTTGGGGTGCAGAAGGTATTTGGGTTTCTGTATCATTAACAGGACAAGAATTAGGAATAACTTCAGGTATTAGAGAACCTTGGGGTACAAAAGTTTGGGGTGGAACAACAAACGAAGAGTGGGGTGGAAATTACGTTACAGATGTTGGTATTGTAACAAATGTTGAACTAACTGGTTTAGGATTAACATCCGCTGAAGGAACAGTAGATCCTTCTCCAGATGCTATGGTAACTGGTATTGGTATGACAATGGGCTTAGGATTAGGCTCAGTATCAGGAACCGCAGAAGTTGATATAACTGGTCAACAAGTAAATATTGCACAAGGACAGGCTGAATTAGATGCTGTAACTTTTGCAAGTACTACTGGACAACAGTTAAATATTAGTGTAGGAACAGCAGTAGCAGGTGCTTCAGCTGAAGTAGATTTAACAGGTATTGGATTGACAATTACCACTGGAAGCACTAATGTACAATCTTGGCAGATTGTCAACACCGGAAGTAGTGTCACTTGGAATGATATTGACACCGCCGCTTAAATTTAGTAAAATTACAAAATAAGGATAAAAAATTATGGCATCAAGTTATTCAGGAGATCTAAAATTAGAATTGATGGTTACCGGTGAAAAAGCTGGTCTTTGGGGTGACATCACTAATACAAACTTAAACATTTTACAACAAGCTATCGCAGGAAGAGAAGCTATTTCAGTTGCTTCTACAAATGCAATAACTTTAACATTTTCTAATGGTGTTATATCAAACGGTAAAAACGCTGTTATAGATATTACAGGAACACCTTCAGCAGACTGTCAAGTTAAAGTCCCTGATTCTATAGAAAAAGTTTACATTGTAAAAAATTCAACAGGTGGAACATCTACACTAACAATTAAAACAGTATCAGGTACTGGTGTAACTTTTGGTGATAATGAAAAAACTACAAAAATTCTTTATTCAGATGGAACTAATGTTGTTGATACAGGTTTAACTGATCTTGCATCAGATTATACTCCACAACTTTCTGCAGATTTAGATACTAATTCACACAACATTCAATTTGATACTGCACATGGTCTTCAAGACGATTCAGGAAATGAATTATTAACTTTCACAAAAGCAGGTACAGCAGTTAATGAAATAACTATTGGAAACGCAGCAACAGGAAATGATCCTACAATCGCTGCAACTGGTGAAACTAATGTTGGATTAGATATTCAATCAAAAGGAAATAAATTTATTAAAATAGGAAGTCCAGGATCAATCGAAGCTCTAAAAGAAAGAGCAACGGTTAATGGTACTTTCACTTCAAACGTTAACTTAGATTTGTTAACTTCAGCTGTTAGATTAGATACTGTACCAGCTACGGCAAACATTACAGTTAACATGAGAGGTGATGGTTCTAACTCACTAAACTCAGTGATGGCAGTTGGTGATTCTGTTTCCTTTGCATATATTTCAAAACAACATGCAACTGCTTACTACGTTAACGCAGTGAAAATAGACGGATCAGCTGTTACTGTTGAGTATCAAGGTGGATCAGCTCCAGACTCTGGAAACCAAACATCAAACGATGTTTATACTTTTACAGCTATTAAAACTGCTGACGCTACTTTTACTGTTCTTGGCGCACAAACGCAGTTCGCGTAATAGGAGGAAAGTAAAATATGCCTTTATTTACAACTAGAGGTGCTGCATCATTAAAAGCATTTGGAATGACTTCCGGCGGAGGCTTTGACTATTTAGTAGATTATTTAGTCGTTGCTGGCGGCGGCGGAGGGGGAAAAGGCCGTGGCGGTGGCGGCGGCGGAGGAGCCGGCGGATACCGAACTTCTTTCCCTGGCGGAACAATGCTACAACTAGCACCAGGAACTACTTACCCAGTTAATATTGGTGGCGGTGGTTCAGGATTCTCATCTGAAGGAGGAGGATCAACTTTTAATCCTGGCGGTCAAGAAGGCACAACTAAAATTTCAACAACTGGCGGAGGCGGTGGTGAAACTGCTGCTGAACAAACTGCAAACCCTGGAGGATCAGGTGGAGGTGGTGTTCAAAGAGCTGCCGGAACGGGAAACGCTGGAGGTTATTCACCCCCAGAAGGTAACAATGGAAGTACTACAAATAACCCAGGCGCCAACAATGGCGGCGCAGGTGGCGGATCCGGCGGAGTAGGATCTGGAAAAAATGGTGGATCTTCTACTACAAGTAATATTTCAGGATCACCGGTTGCAAAAGCTGGTGGCGGAGGCGGAGCTCCAGGAGGATCTGGAGGAGGCGCTTCAGCTGGAAATGGAAATGGTGGATCCGGCGGAGGAAATACTGGATCTGGCGGAGGCGGAGGAAACAACGGTTTCGCAAATGGTGGACCAGGAGGTTCAGGAATTGCATTTATTAGAGCACCAGCAGATGGAGCAGGTTTATTTGCTGCATCACCAGGTTCAAATTCTGTAAACGTATTACCGACTGGAGAAACTGTTATAACATTTAACACTTCGGGAACTCTAACGGTAACTTAATTATGTCAATATTTTGTGCAGTAAATTCAAATAACCAAGTGATTGAATCAGCTATGGTTGAAGATGCTGATGTTGTTGCTAATGGCGGACATCAATCTAATGAAGCTGCAGCATGGTTTCAAGGACAAGCGGGACTTCCAGTAACTGCAACTAAATGGGTTGAAAGTTCTGAAGATGGATCTTTTAGAGGTCAAAGAGCTGGTATAGGTTTTGTATGGGATGAAGCTAAAAATGCTTTTTATCTACCACAACCTTTTGCAAGCTGGACTTTAAATGAAACATCTTGGGAATGGGAGGCACCTGTTGCATCACCTGATGGTGAAAACTGTACAACTGAACAAAAAGATATTGCAGAATGGGACGAATCTGGCAGTCAGTGGTACTATATTGATGCAAGTGAGAATCGTTTTAACTGGGATGCATCAGCTCTAAATTGGGTTGCAGCCTAATCATTGACTTTAAAAACCTATATTATATAACTGTTTTAGACAGTTATGAATCTACAATATTATTATTGGTACTTTGACAACGTTCTTTCGAATAAATTTTGTGATAAAGTTATTAATGAAGCTTTAGAAAGAAAAAGATTATTAGGTATAACTCATGAAGAAGAGAAAGTTTCAAAAAGAAGAAAAGTAAAAAAGAATTTAACAAAAAAAGATTTATCTAAATTAAAGCAAGTTAGAGATTCTAGTATTGTGTGGATGAATGATAAATTTATATACGATACAATTAATCCTTTTATACATAAAGCAAATGAAAATGCTCAATGGAATTATGATTTAAGTTGGGCTGAAAGCTGTCAATTTACTATTTATGAAAAAGGCGGACACTATGGTTGGCATTGTGACAGCTATATGAAACCATATGATAAACCTAGCGAACCTAATTTTCATGGTAAAGTTAGAAAACTATCAGTCACTGTTTCATTATCTGATCCCAAAAATTATAAAGGTGGTGAATTAGAGTTTGATTTTAGAAATACAAATAACGGTAAACCTGCACGTCGTGTTGTTAAAGAAATAAAAAAAAGAGGATCAATTGTTGTTTTTCCTAGTTATCTTTGGCACAGAGTAAAACCTGTTACATCTGGGACTAGGTATAGTTTAGTTATTTGGAATATTGGAGCTCCTTTTAAATGAACCCTTTAACTCTTCAAACTTGGTTTCCTGTAACTATTGGATCAATAGAATGTCCTTTTATTGATGATATTAAAGATAAATATAAAAAAATACTTAGTAAATTTAAATATGATGACAATGGTTTATGTTATGAACAAATACATAAGAATAAAAAATTTGATAAATTAAATAAATGGATAACTGATAATATTAATAAATATGCAAAGGCTCACTGTTTTAAACATACATACGAACCTAAAGAGTCTTGGGTTTTAGATTATCCAATAGGTAAAGGACAACCTTTTCATTCTCATTATGGATATACAATATCTTGTGTATTTTATTTAGAAGCTAATGAAAATGATCAACCTACAATCTTTGCTAATCCTTTTCTTGATATGAAAAATCCCACAGGTATGAATTTACAAAACTACAATGACATTAAATTAAATGAGTTAAGTTATGCTCAGTGTGAGTATTCTTGTAGATCAGGAAGACTAGTTATATTTAGAAGTCATATATCACATGCTGTTGATCCAAAACAAATAAAAGATAAAAGAATTGTATTTTCTTATAACTTTGATCCAGAGGTATCTAATGGATAAGATAGTATTACACGAAGTATTTTTTCATCACGGACGTATTGAAGGTGTTAATAACAAAGAATTAGTAAAGCATATACTTAAAACAGGAAAGTCTGCATCAGAAGATGAAACAGATAGTTATCATGAAGATACTGATTTTCCCACACACAAAGAATTAGAAAAAATATTAAGAACAATAGTTAGTGAGCTTTCTAAATATTACAAAGGTAAAATATCTGTATCAAGATATTGGTCACAAATACATTTACCTAATCAAAGCACAACTTTACATGATCATCTTATTAGAGAAAACATGAGCACTAGCCCTACTTTTTCTGGAGTTTATTATTTACAATGCGATGCTAAGTCTGGATATTTTGTATTTCAACATTTAACAGATGATGTTACAATGAGTCGTTGGAAAATAAAGCCAGAAGTAGGTAAATTTATTATCTTTCCTTCTTACATACCTCATTTTGTAACTAGGAATTATAGTAAGAAAAACAGAATATCTATCTCGTTTAATTTTAATATTGAAGGATATGCAAGAATATAAATTTAATAGTTTAATACTAAAACAAAAATTTAAGGACCATAAAAAATTTAAGAAAAAAATTCTTAAATGTTGGGAAGAAGGACCTGATGAAGCTTTTACAGCTAAAGATAATTACTATAATGATCAACTATTAAAAAGTGATTGGCCACAAGCTAACAACTGGGAGAGACCTTGGATTAAACTTGCAGGTGATTCTTTTTATCAACATTTAAAATTGTTTGCAGAACATCTTGGATATGCAGGAATAAAATTACATAAACTTTGGTATCAACAATATGGTAATCAAGATTTACATAATTGGCACGTACACGATGGAAACTATACAGGGACGTATTATTTAGAATTAGATAAAAATTCACCTACGACTGAATTTCTTTTTCCTGATAATTTAAATAAAAGTTTTACAGTTGATGTAGAAGAAGGAGATATGGTATTTTTTCCTTGTTGGTTAATACATAGATCAGCTAGAAATCAAAGTAAAAAAACAAAGTCTATTGTTTCTTGGAATGTAGATTTTGATAATATACAAAATAAATATTTACATAGTAGAGATAAAGTTGAGCACATTTAAAAAAGATAATTTTGTAGTTGTTAAGAAAGCATTAGATCCAGACATGGCTCAGTTTTTATTTCATTACACAATGTTAAAAAGAGAAGTAGCTAAAGATCTACAAAGTAAAGATAAACTAGATGAGGATCTTGGTATGTGGGGTACTTGGAAAGATAGACAAGTTCCAAATACTTATTCACACTATGGCGATATAGCTATGGAAACTTTGTTAGCAGCTTTACTTCCGTTGATGGAAAAAAAGACAGGGATGAAATTAGTTCCTAACTATTCTTATTTTAGAATATATAAATACGGAGATATTTTAGCAAAACATATAGATAGAATGAGTTGTGAAGTATCTACGACTATGAATTTAGGGGGAGAAGAATGGCCAATATATTTAGAAAGTAAATCTAAAAAACATAAAGTTAATTTAAAACCTGGAGATATGTTGATATATAAAGGTTGTTTGTTAAAGCATTGGCGTGAACCTTTTAAAGGAATGCATTGCTCTCAAGTTTTTTTGCATTATAATAATGCAAGAAAAAAAGGACACATTAAATTTGATAAACGAAAACATTTAGGACTACCATATGAAGGATAAAGACATAATAATAAAAGAACTAGAAACGAAAGTACAAGAATTACAAGAAGAGCTAGAAATGGCAAATGCTGTAAAAAAAACAGAAGTTGCTTTAAACAGAGGATTTAAACAACAGCTAGAAGTAAAAGATATTCAGATAGAAGAAATAGTAGAGATAAATAAAAAAATGCTAGAAAAAAACGCTGAATTAAGAATTAGACTCAAAGATTTAAGTGTTAAGTTTCGTTAATTTATTATCTAATATATCTTACCCTAAAGCTTCACAGAAAAAAGAACTCTGGAATATATCAGGTGCATTAAAAATTAGATCAGATTGTATTTGGAAATTTGATTTAAGACCTTTAAAAAATAATAAAAAACTAGGATCGTTTAAAACCAAAGCTGATAAAATCGTATTTGATATTAAAGATCAATATGTGGTGGTGGACACAGAGGAGCTGCATCAATATTTAAAAGAAAATCGCGTGAAAAAAGTTCATTTAGAAGATTTGATATCCGAGCTGGATTGGAATATAATACTACCAAAAAATTAAAAAGCCTATATAGTAGAGTGCTATGCTTCAGAAGATACAATTTAAAGCCGGTTTTAATAAACAAGATACTGACACTGGTGCCGAGGGCCAATGGGTAGATGGAGATAATGTAAGATTTAGATATGGCCAACCTGAAAAAATAGGTGGTTGGACTCAACTTACTGCATCCCTATTATCAGGTCCTGCCAGAGATCAGCATACTTGGACTGATTTAACAGGTAAAAAATATTCTGCAATCGGAACTTCTAAAGTTCTGGTTATTTATTACGAGGGTGCTTTCTATGATATTACACCTCTTGACGCTGATCAAACTGGAGTAACCTTTACATCTTCTAATGGCTCACCTACAGTAACTGTTAATCTAACAGGTCATGGAGTCGTAGTTGGAGATTATGTAAAGTTTAAATCTGTAACTTTACCTGGTGGTGGAGCTACATCTTTTACCGATGCTAATTTTACAACAAATCCTTTTGAAGTTATATCTCAACCAACAACTAATACTTTTACAATAACGATGCCAGCAAATGAAACTGGATCGGGTATGTCTTCTGCTGGTTCAGCAACAATGAATAAATATGTAACAATTGGTCCAATCAAACAAACACCTGCTTATGGTTGGGGTGTTGATACATGGGGATCAGAAAAGTGGGGAGAAGAAGCTTCTACTACAAACGTGGAGCTAGATGCGGGCAGCTGGTCACTAGATAACTTTGGTCAGTTATTAGTGGCAACAGTTAGAAATGGTAAAACATTTTCTTGGAGTCCAACTGCAGCCTCTGCATTAGATACCAGAGCAACAGCTGTATCAGGAGCTCCTGATAAATCTTTAATGAGTCTTGTTTCTGATAGAGACAGACATTTATTTTTAATAGGAACTTTAGATACACTAGGAGATTCTACATCTCAAAATAAAATGTTTATTAGATTTTCAGATCAAGAAAGTATAGGCACATATCAACCAACAGCTACTAATACAGCAGGTACATTTTTAATTGACCAAGGTAATGAAATTATTACAGCTGTTCAAGGTAAAGATTATGTTTTAGTTTTAACAGATCAAGCTGCATATCAAATACAATTTGTTGGTCCACCTTTTACTTTTAGTATTAGACAAGTAGGTTCTAACTGTGGATGTTTAGGTCAACATGCTGCCGTCTTTGCTCAAGGGGCTGTATATTGGATGGGATACAATGGAAGCTTTTTTATGTTCGATGGTACAGTTAAAACAATACCATCACTTGTAGAAGATTTTGTTTTTACAACTTCAGGAACTAACTTAGGTTATAATGTGAGTGCTAATCAAATTGCGTATGCATACTATAATTCACTTTATAATGAGATAGGTTGGTTTTATGCAAAAAGCGGATCGACACAAATTGATAGAACAGTTGTGTATAATTATGCAGAGCAAGCTTGGACCACAGGTTCTTTATCTAGAACGACTTATCAAGATGCTGTAACTTATGGTGATCCATACGCTACTGAATATTTAACAACTACAACTCCAACGTTTCCAGTTGTTAATGGAGTTACAAATACTTTTGGAGCTACAAAATACTGGTCTATGGAAACAGGAGTAAATGAAGTAGATGCTTCTGGTAATGCAACTGTTATTGCATCGTTTATTCAATCAGGAGATTATGATATTGTTAACACTAATAATGGCGCTGACTTACGAGGAGGTGGTGAAGATATAATGAGAGTATCTAGATTTATTCCTGACTTTAAAAATTTACAAGGAAATGCAAAAGTAACAATGTTTTTTAGAAACTATCCAAATGAAGCAAAAGCATCAGATCCAAATGGCCCATTGATTACTGGTCCATTTACGTGTACTACTACAACAGACTTTGTAAGCACCAGAGTCAGAGGAAGACAGGTTAGTTTAAAAATAGAAAATGATGCAGTCAATGAATCTTGGAGATATGGAACTTTGAGATTAGATGTAAAAGCAGGAGGAAGAAGATAATGGCAAAAATTACAGCTATCATAAACGAACCAAGCGATGAGTATAGTCAATCTAACGAAAGACAATTACGTGAAGGTTTAGATACAATGAAAAACGAATTAAATTTTGGATATCAAAAAGATTTAAAAGATGAAGCAAGTAGAACGGAGTGGTTTTTAAGTGGCTAATTTTTACGAAAGATCAACATACGATTTAACAACAACAAACTTAACTACTGTATTAACTGTTAATGTTAGTTCAGTTGCAATTGTTAAAACTATACAGTGCAATGAGAAAGACAATAGCGCAGTCGAAGTCGACACTTTTCTTAATAGCACTAGAATAGGTCATACTGCTGTACAAAATACCACAATAAATTTATTAGCTGGGGTATTGAATTTACAGGCAGGAGATGCTATAAAATTGCAAGCTAACACCGCAAATAAAATAACTGGCGTTGTTAGTCATTTAAGAATTGATAGGTCGCAAGAGAATGGATAAAGAGATACCAGAAATAGAAACAGTAACAACTAATACGTATAGAAGTAAGTCAACAAATAAGACTTATAAATCTAAGGAAGAGTTTTTACAAAATCATAACGAAGAAGATTTAGCTGTGGACATGACAGTAAGAGTCACTAACAAAGGACTAGATTTACTTCAGAAGGTGATGAGTGATAAACCAAAATCCTAGAGGTGGAACTGAATTACAGTTTGAATATCTTCGAAAGTATGTTGGCGCTGAGATATTAGATAGAGTACAGATATGTACATCTGTGCCTGAAAAAATACCATTACATCCATCTAAACCAAATATACTTTGGCAAAAGAATTCTTATGATCAAGCTAATTTAGCGCCTTGGTTTAAAGATAAAAACAATCATAAAAAATATGATTGGTATGTATTTAACAGTCATTGGAACTATGAAAAATTTAGAAATGCTTTTGATATACCGACTGATAAATCTTTGGTTATTAAGAATGGTGTTGATAATATTAAGAGAAAAGATTTAAACGCAAAAAAAGATAAGATAAAATTAATATTTCATCCAACTCCTTGGAGAGGTTTAAATGTAATGTTGTATGCAATGCAACTTATTAAAAATCCAAATATAGAGTTAGATGTATATTCTTCTTGTGAAGTATATGGTAAATCATTTTTTGAACAGAATGATCATCACTATAAAGAACTGTATGAACAAGCAGCAAAATTACCAAACGTAAATTATATTGGATACAAACCAAATGAATATATAAAAGAAAATTTATGTAATTACGATATATTTGCTTTTCCAAGTATATGGGAGGAGACATCTTGTATATCTGCATTAGAAGCTATGGCAGCAGGACTATATATGATTACAACTGATTATGGAGCTCTGTATGAAACTTGTGCAGAATTTTCAACTTATGTACCATATCAAAAATCATATACTAATTTAGCTGTAAATTTTGCATTTGCCATAGAGTCTATTGCAGGTAATTTAAATTCAGAGGGTGTTAAAAAACATTTAACAACTCAAATGGATTATGTAGATGAATATTATTCTTGGACAAAACAAGGTCAACATTGGGGTAAATTTTTAACAGGAGTAATTAATGCAGGATCCAAGTAAACCTATCTGGGCAAATCAAAATACTAAACCAACTATATTTTTAGCGACTCCTGTACATAATGAATGTTCTATTCATTACACACAATCTTTATTAAAGTTTCAACAAGAATGTATGGTTAGACAATGGTTTGTTAGTTTTTCATTACTAAAGTCTTCTTTAGTAACACAGGGTAGAAATCTATCTGTTGCTAATTTTTTTACAGAATGTGAAAAAACAAACTATACTCATTTCTTATTTATAGACTCAGATATAGAGTTTGATTTTAAAACTATTCAAAAAATGATTGAAGCAGATAAAGATGTAATAGCTGCACCATACCCTTTAAAATGTATAGATTGGGATAAGTTATATTATAGAACAAATAGATCAAAAGATGGTGTACCAAAACCTGATGCCTTAAATAAACTTGGTTTTACCTGGCCTATAAAGTTAGAAAACAAAGATAGAATAGTTGTATCAAATGGAGTGGCTGAAGTAACTCATGCTCCAACAGGATGTATGTTAGTTAAAAAACATGTATTTGAAAAGATGTTTAAGGCTTATCCTGATAGAGAAATTAATCAACCCACTATCATAAATGGACAAGAGAAAACTCAACCTTATTTCTACAACCTTTTTGACACCTTTCATGAACCTGAAACTAAGCGATATTATGGAGAGGATTTTGGGTTCTGTAAACTATGGACAGCAATAGGTGGTAAAATACATTTATATGTGCTAGACTATCTTACTCATGTAGGGGAATATAAGTATTCAGGACGACTAATTGACGACCTGGAGTTCCTTAAAAAGAATTGACCTACGTATAAAAAACTAGTAAAGTAGCATATTTCAGGAAACAAAAACCTGCCCCAATTGTACAATTTAAAATTATGGCTATAAGTAGAGGACAAATGTATCGACAATTATATATGACTGGCGGGATTATGAACGCCGTACCTAGAAATCAATATGGCTTAGGAGACATCGTAAAGAAGATTACAAAACCTATTAAAAAAGGTGTTAAAAAAATTGGCGATGTAGTAGGCGATATGGATGCAAAAGATGTTGCCTCTGTTATAGCTTTAGCCTCTGGTAACCCGCAGCTAGCAGCGAGCATCCAAGCAAGTGGTAGTGGTACAGGTGATCCATATTTAGATACAGCATTAAGTTTTTACGGCGGCACTGGAGGATTCAGTGGCGGTAGTGGAGGCTCTGGAACTTTTGGTTTTCCAACAGGCGGTAGTGATATTGATGCCATTCAACAGATAATGAAAATGGGAGATATAGCATCTGGATTTGTAGATACAGGACCTGATGGAACAGAAACAATGAAAGACATTGAACGAATCACAGGAAAAGGACCAATGAACGAACAGTCAGGGGGCATAGGTGATTTTATAGATATACTAGGAAGAATTGGTGGAAGTATATTTGAAGATTTTAGTAAAAATCCAGTAGCTACTGTTGGAGGAACAGTAGGAGCTACGGCAGCTTATCAAGATCAACAAAGAATTAATAAAGCTTTAGAAAAAGCTTTTGAAGATTACAAAGCAGAAGAAGCAAAAAAACGTAAACAGTATACAACTGGAGAAGGATTACCAAGTTTACCAGTTACAAACAGAAGCACAAAAATTGCAGATGTAGCTAGAGCACCAGCTGCTGAGGGTGGAAGTTACGACGAAAAATTTATGGAACTTGTAGCAGAATTAAGAGAAGCAGGTTTTAGTCAACAAGAAGCAATTGAAGAAGCTAGAGAAAGACTTTCAAAAAACATGGCTATGGGTGGTATCATGGATACTAGAGAAGCTTATGCTATGGGATCTGAAGTACCGATTAGAGAAAATCAAGCTGGTGTAAGAGAAATGGATTTTAGACAAACAGGTGGATTTGTACCACCAATTGGTGTTAAAGAAAAAGCAGATGATATTCCGGCAATGTTATCTAATAATGAATTTGTATTTACAGCAGATGCTGTAAGAGGCGCTGGCGATGGTGATGTTAACAAAGGTGCTAAAAAAATGTACGCAATGATGAATATGTATGAGGGTAAAGCCTAATGTCAATAATGAGTCTTAGAAAAAATTTTCAAGCAGGAACATATGCTCCTGGAGCACCGGCTGAATTTTTAAAACCTTTTGCTGAACAGTTATCAGATTTAACTGTTGCTGAATTAAGACAACCTGTTGATCTTCAAACTATTACACCTAAAGTTGCAACAGTTGATCCTTTAGTTAGAGCAGCACAACAAAGAACAGCTACGCAAGCAGGTTTAGGAACTTTACAGTTTAGTCCAGAAACTGGTGCTATTACTGGTGTAGGTGCAGGAACAGGTGTTGCTTCATTTGAACCATTTTTAGATAAAGCTATAGCTGCATCTGATCCAAGTGCTTACTCAACTTATATGTCTCCGTATCAGGCAGAAGTTATAGACTCTACAAAAAGATTATTAGAAGAACAAAGAGAAACTGGTAGAAGACAACTTTCTGCTAATCAAATATCACAAGGTGCTTTTGGTCAAGGAAGAGGTCAAGTTGCTGAAGCTGAGTTTGAAAGACAAAGAGATATATACGATGCTGCAACATTAGCTGGATTAAGACAAGAAGGTTTACAAAGAGCTCAAGCTTTACAACAACAAGATATAGCTAATCAATTAACTTTAGGTCAAAGTCAATCAGAATTTAACAGAGGTATTACTGCTGCGTTAGGTACAACAGGTGCAGGATCTCAACAATTTAATCAATCAGTTTTAGATGCCATAAGACAAGGAAACGTAATGGGTGTTGAATATCCATTTACAAGAATACAACAAGCTGCAAATATTTTTGGTGGAATATCTAGAGGTGTTCCATCACAATTCCCAACTGCACCAATGACAACTAATCCTGCATTAGCCGCAGCTCAAACTTTTGCTTCACTATATGGTGGTTTAGGTGGAGGCCCACAAAGAAACTTTCAATATAAAGCTGATGGTGGGATTATGAGTTTAAGGAGATAGTATGCCAAACATTTTAAAAAGACCTATGTTTAGAAGAGGTGGTTCTGCAGCTGAAGGAACTGGTATTACTAGTGGCTTAAGACAAAACTATGCAGAAGCAGGATCAGCGTTTCCACTAATTGAAGCAAGATATAAACAAATGTTACCAACTCAAAGAGATAGTATTGGTAATTTTATTGCTGCTCTAGGTGCAACAGCTCCA